ATTTTCTTCAATTTTAGCTTCTGTAATAGGTTCTCTATTGCTAAAAGATGATGATAGAAATGAAAACATATTAGCATTATCGGCATTATCGGCATTATCGGCATTATCGGCATTATCGGCATTATCTACGGAAGCATCAGCAGGTATTTCTGTAGGTATTTCTGTAGGTATTTCTGTAGGTATTTCTGTAGGTATTTCAGCAGCAGCTCCATCAACTCCTGCAGTTCCATTTGGATTGATATCATTTACCTCGCTATTATGCGTAGTATTTGCATCCCCAAACATAAACCAATATACAAAACCTAATATGATTAGTAATACTATAAAAAGAGCAATGCCTATAAATACCCATTTTAAAGAATCCATCATACTATTTTCAAACTTCTTTGCTTCCTCTGATGTCTTCTTAACTTCTTCTGTAGTAGGAACAGCAGGTGCTGCAGGTCCTGCAGGTATTATAGATGTAGCCACGGGAGTAGCAGGAGGAACAGCAGGAGTAGCAGGAGTAGCAGGAGTAGCGGGAGTAGCAGGAGTAGCAGGAGGAACAGCAGGAGTAGTAGCCGCTAATTGTTCAGTATATTTTTCTAAATTTTCTATTAAAGAATTAAATTTGAAAACTTCAAGTTTATTTATTATATTTTCAACTAAAGGATTACTCATTATTAACTTTTATTTTTATAAGTCTTCTATATTAAGATTTCAATAAAAAAATATGATTTTCTTCATATTTTATTAGATATACAAAATATTAATGAATATAATTAAACCTGTTTATGTTTATAAATGGGTAAATAGCAAAGATTATATCAAGTATGTATTTGATACTAATCAAAATAATTATAATGCATCAGTGAAAGTAATCAAAGAAAACATATATCAAGACAGTAGCAAAGAAGACGCTATAAATAAGATTGCATATTATATAAATAAACTTGGCGGCAGCAGCGGCAGCAGCAATGAAAAAACCCCATATTATGTTTGGGTTAACAATAAACCCTTTTTATATGAGATAGTATCCGTTAAATGGAAAGGGTATGATGTTAATCCCTTTAAATCTACGGATAGAAAGTCTGAAGATATAAATGACCTTATAGAGAAAAGGTATTCTAAAGAATTATTTGAAACAACCGAGATAATTAATATTGTTTTTAAAAGTGATTTAGATTATGACAATAAATATTATTATGACAATGTTAGATTTAAAAGTAATAACTATAAGACCGCGAGCGATAACAGAATAGGCGAATTATATAATTTGAATATAATAAATAACAAAAAAGTATCAGAGGAATATTACAATGTTGTATTTAGCGCTAAAATAGAAGAGATACCGTCATTAATAATACTCTTTGATAAATTATCAACAACCAATAAAATACAGTTGATACAATATATTAAGAATAATTTAGCATATTATAAATTATACAAGAGGCATACTTTTAAAAATAGAAAAGAATTAGGTAGAATATTTAAGCAAAATGGCGATGGAAAAGAATGCATTAATATATATTATACTAAAAATATTGTAATTACAATATATGCAAATGGTATTATAAATTTGACATTTAATTACCCAATAGATAACGGAGTTATAATTAGCGATATACTAAAATATGTTGAGGAACTTAATAAATATATTAACAAGGTTTTAAATATTAACATCATTTTCAAGGAAAAAATTATAAATGCCCGCATTAAATATAATGCATACAAAACAAAATTTGGCGATTTTAAAAATGAAATTAAAGCATCAACAATATTTACTGAACTGAAGGAAGACGAGTTTTATTACAAAAGAACATCAAACTACAACGATCGGAGCGTAATTGATAAAACCATTAAGGCGGATGCTAATAATAACAACCTTAAAATAAATGTCAAAGACACAGATATTCAAGATACGAGAATTATAATTAAAAAGGAAAGCAGAGGATATATGATTGATGTTAAAAATGCCAAATCGTTTTTTGAGTTTGAATGCTTAGAACTTTGGATATCTAAAATAATAGAGCGAGCAATAGATGACAAGAAATCTACTGAAGACATTCCAGATATGCAAGATGATACGCCGCCTAATATACGAAACAGATACTACTCAACCTCAAGCGAATCAAGCGGTGGTAATAATAATACTAAAAAATATTTAATTAATAAATTAAAAAATGCCGACAGGGATATATGGGGTGATAAAAATAAATCACGCAAATGCCAGAAAATTAAGCAGCCTATCCCGTTATCCGCTGAAGAATATAATGACCTAAAACAAAAGGGTTTAAATAAATTTTTTGACAACTCTATTATTCACAATAACAACTACTATATTTGTCCGCGATTATGGTGTCCTAAAAGTAATGTCCCGCTTGATGAAAGCGACCCCCTTGCCAAATGCCCTATTAGCGATGAAGAGCCTATGCGTTTAAATGACGAAATGAAGAATAAAAACTTACCAAGATATGTCTACTTAAAGAAAATTGATAATATCCCGTGCTGTGGCAAAAAATTCAATGAGGGTATTAATGACGATGCTGACGATGACGAAGATGAAGAGGCCGGTGCTGCAAAGCCTACAAAGCCTGTCAAGTCGCCTACAAAGCCTACACCTGCGAAAGCAGCGAAAGCAGCGAAAGCAGACCTTGATAAAAATTATATTATGAAAAACTATCCAATCTATTATAATAAAAGGTTTGGGGATATTCCAGAAGAACTTTATAAAATATTGTATCCAGAGAATTACAAAGAATATTTAGAGAGTTGCCGATCCCCAAATAATATTAATAAGAAGAAATGTATTTTAAGAAAGGGTTTAATAGATATTGATGAAATTCCTGATAAATACAGTAATAGATATGATAATATAATAAATACAATAGCATATTTAGTAGATGAAACAAAGGAGACTTTTGTAGAAAATATTAAAAATAAAATAGATATCTTAACATATATTTCGCTTGATAATGGAAATATATGCAAAGATTTTGGCGATTATGAACCAGTATTATATGAGTATAATAAAGAACTTTATCGTGATTTAAAAATACATCTCAATGATATTAATAAGAAAAACGAAATTAATATTGAGCTTCCTAAGCTTGATAGTAAAGATGAAAAAGTAAAAGAAAAAGCGCTATTCAAAATATCGCGCCTCCTATATATTTATAAATCATATAGGAAGTTTTTAGAATATATTTCTGCAGATAATTATCCAGACGATAAAGGTGTCCAGTATTTATATAGTTTAATAGCATTCGTATATAAGAAATTATTAATAGTTTGGGAGAATACTATTAATACATCAAGTATTATACCAAGCATTGATTTATTAGCCCCTGAGTATATAAATGACATCATATCATATTACGGATTACAGAAGAAAACCGAGATAATAATGGTATTAAAAGAGAAATGGAAGGCAAATGGAAACAAAGATGATATTAATAAGCACAGGGATAATAAACTATATGAAATAATGAAAGATCGCGACAATATTAATTTCTACGAACCCTTAATAATAAAAACAATCAATATGGAGAAAAAACATATGGCGCTGAGCGAATATCCTAATATTAAAAAGATAATTAATTATCAGCCTAATAACAATATCTTTAATAATCTAAAATATATAAATAATTTAATCAAAGATGAAACATTAGATTATAGCATTAATACTATAATAATCAATGACAACTATACAATAGACAAAATAATGCTAAAGAACAACATATTAATTCGCTTTAACCCGCAAGGAACTATCATATTACCCTATTTAATAAAAGAATTGAATATTAAAAGTGTAGTGTTTTTAGATGATATAATAGATACAACATTTGATATCAATATTGTAAATAGCATATATGCCAAGTTTTTAACAAAAATAAGCAAGCTAAAGGATTTCGGTATTACTGTGGATATTGGAGTAAATAACCATCAAACAGTCCAAAAAACAAATAGCACTCTTACAATTCGCAAAGAAGACGACGACTATAAAGGACAAGTAATACTTTTTGGAAAAAAGAACGAGTTTGAAGTATATAACGATAAAAACGCTAATGTCATAAACAAATGGTTAGATTTAAGACTACATGTTAAAAATAAATTAATAGCTCTTTTGGAAATAAAAACTAACAAGATTGCAGAGTATTCTAAGAAACCGCGCGCAGAATTTATTAAATACATGCTGGATATGTTTGATACAGACAAGACAAAAATACAGATAATATTAGAGGAGATACCAGTATTTACAACCAAGGGCATAACTGAATGGTATGCAAACTCTCTTTTACATACAAAGTATGATTACATCAATAATTTATCAGACAACTTTGTAGATAATGGAGACGAATTACTATTTACTCAATATTTAATTAAAAAAAATATACCAAATAATATACTTTATTATCACGAAGCAAATCCTAACATAATCTATGATAACAGTAATGATATCGCTATAAACTATGAAAATATACACAATGATAAGAAAGGTAGAGACAGTAGCAGCAAAAGCAGCAAAAGCAGCAAAAGCAGCAAAAGCAGCAAAAGCAGCAAAAGCAGCAAAAATGCAGCACCAGCAGCACCAGCAGCACCAGCAAAAGTTAGTATAAGAATTCCCAAGATGTTTGAAGGTGATCCCAAAGACTTAAATAGCAAATGGACAAAATATAAGAAAAAGATATGGTGGCAGCTAAAATATATTAAAAACGATTACACTGCTGATAATATTATAGAGCTATTTAATTATTTAAAAGCACTTGATAATGATATAGTAAATGATTATGATGATATTATTAAGAAAACTTTTAAATATTATGAGTTAGAGTTTAATAAAAATATCAATGATGTACCTGATACCAAGAAGATTAAAGATATATTTAGAGATCCGCATTTTTATGCAACATATTTGAATGCAATGAATAGCATTAATAATACTAAGAAAACTTTTAAAACATTAGAGTTATTTTTAACCACATATTTTTATAATAGTTCAACAACTGAAAGATTCAGTATATTAAATCATATTAAAAGCTTAGACACATATACCTATCACCCAAATGAGATTACCTTTTTCCATATTTCAAAGGTTCTTAATATTTCCATATTTATTATACATAATCGCGCAGAATATGGCAAAGCGGTTAATATAAGTAAGCGAGCAGATGACAAGGATTTATCTATAACCACATCAATATACAAAGCAGATAATAAAGAATTAGATAGACCACTTCTAATACTTTATAAAAAGAATGATAAGACACAGCTAAGTTATTATGTCGTCCGCAATGTAAATCACGATAATTTTATATATACAGAACTTAAAAATGCTCCCGAAGAAATTAAAGAAAGAATAATAAGCACTCAAAAATCTAAATCATTCTCTTCAAGTAGCACACAAACAAGTGATATATAGATAATAGATAACTTACACTATTGCACATTAAAAACACAGATTTTCTTAAAAAGTTTTTATTTTTCCTCAATAAAAAATTGATTTAATAGTTATATAATAATATAATTACTAAATTATATGAACTTTATTAAAATGAACTCCACTAAAGGATATATATATGTTAGAAATCATCCATCTTATGATGTTGATGATGCGTGTAAAATGGGTAAAGCAAATAATATTCCTGAAAGGGATACACAATATGCTACTGGCGAGATTAAGAGAG